CCTCGGGCCCCTCTGAGATCTCAGCGATGAGGTCACAGTGTTTCGGCACTGTATCCCGGTTCGGTACCGGGTCTCAGAACCGAAAAGCACTCGCAGTGTCTCGTGCTTAGTAGTTTACCTTATGGAGGTTTAGCTTAAATGAGTCAAACTCAAGTCCGCGTTCGATATAGGGGAGTACCTAGGCCTAGTGCCACAGTACCCATTGGTCAATTCTTTAAATTGCAAGGTCCTATCGGAAACCAAGTATGGAATCCGTATGGATCTACAATTAAAGTCACGATTAATTCTCCCTATCGATCTTTAGAGTTGTGTCGGGATCAAACAAATCCCGGCCCTCCCTATAGGTCTGGGGGAGCCTTTACTTCGTTAAAAGTGGGCTTGTATGAAATCGACAAATGGCTTCCCGATCCTCCTCATGATACGCGCGTCACTATCTCTGATAGTGAAGGCACGTCATTTAGGAGGTATAAAGGTGCGATTGCACCCATTTGGGATATCGATCCGGATGATTTCAAATATGTGTCTAATGACACTATTCGAACTCAAGTTTTTTCCGGAACGACTTATATGCCAAATTTTGACTCATGGAGTTGCAAGGTCGATAAAGCACTTCGACCTAAGTTAGAAAAAGCTAGTCTTGGTGTTGCTATTGCAGAGTTGCGGGATTTACCGCATATGCTTGAGCAAACCTCGAGGTCCTTCCATGATATATGGAAGGGCTTAGGGGGACACAAGACTAGTCCTCTTATGACTCCTAAAAGAGTTTCTGAGGATTTTCTAAACATCCAGTTTGGCTGGATTCCGTTCATCAAAGATGTTAACGATATGTTAAACGTTAGCTTCTTCGGCCAGCAATATATTCACGACCTTACGGCCGCGAATAATACCTGGCAACATCGGAAGGCAACTCTCTCTGAAACAGAGGAAGTATCGATTTTGATTCCTCAGACCAGTGGCTGGAGGGTTTCTCCCCCCAGTTCCATCTGGACTCAGGCCATGTCGACTAACTATCCGGGCACTAGTTCTCCTGGTCGCTATAGCCTTGAACAGCGTATTAATACGCGTGTTTGGGCTTCCGGCGACTATAAGTTCTACCGCCCAGAGTTCGACGATTCCCTTCTTGATTATAGTTCAAATCAGAACTTAATCAAGCAGTACATGATACTGTATGGGATTCGTTTGAACCCTTCTGTTTTGTACAAAGCTACGCCCTGGTCATGGCTCGTTGACTGGTTTTCCAACCTCGGTGACGTCGTAGAAGGCGTCACCGCGGCTGGCCAGGACGGAGTCGTGTCCCAGAACCTGTATACAATGCACCATCAAACAACTGACCTTGTTTTTAAACAAGAAATCAATAGGGATAATGGTGCTCGTACGTATGAGTTTCACAGACCTCGTGTCTGTAAACAACGTATGGCTACAGGTAATCCATTTGGGTTCTGCCTGTCTGCTAGTTTGTCTAGCAAACAATTAGCAATACTAGCTGCCCTCGGTATTAGTCGAAGGCCCTAGTATCCCGACTGTTCGGTTGTTAACCCATTTTGGATTGACACTCCAAGGTGGCACGAACGGTTTAACGTCCTTAGTTTAGGAGGTCAACCGCTTTATGTTCGCAGATCCACAATCTGTTACGATTAACTCTATTGCTCAATCTCTTGCCAGGAATTCTATTACCGGCACTAGTGCCGTGTATCAGAAATCCGATGGGACTTGGACTCTTACCATTTCTCACACCGTGAGTAAAGGTAGGATCCGTTCCATGGTGAGACTTGATCAGCGCGCCATCGTCGCTGACCCCCTGACGGCGGTCAACGATTTTGAAACGCTGACTGATTACCACGTGATAGATCGCCCTGAATTTGGGTTCTCTCTCACGCAGGTTCAGCAACAAGTAGCTGGGCTTAATGCCTGGCTCGACGCAACTGCTGTTGGGAAACTCTACGGAAAGGAGATGTAGGGGTAATACTTTACAGCCCCTTACGTAGAAATTTATGGCAAAGACGACAAATTCTAAACGAATTTTCGCCGTTATCCGATCACTCGAGAAATCTATCCCGAGCCTGGATATCTTACCGCCGAGTGCCAATCGAGCAATCGAAAAGGCATCCGGGGTAGAGTCGCTAATCGAAAACCTCTGGGAAGCCTTCCATTTGGAAGACTCTCAGGAAGGATTCGAAAAAATGAAGAAGAAGGGTGTAAATTCTTCTCCTTCTAGTGCAACTCCTGCCAAGGAAGCTCGTCCGGTAAAAATCCGGAAACCTTCCCCCACGCGTCGCACGTAACTGATTGTCCGTAGATCTTATGATCTGCGGGATGCGAGTCTACGCGGCTTGAAGTCTTCCTCCAGATGTAGGAGGTAACTTGAAAAGCAACGTAAGTGACCTGCTTAAGCTAGCTATTCGAATCTATAAAGATTCGTGTAGCATGTGCTCCGCTGATGTCTCCGATTTACGTGATCTGAAGACTATTAGATCACGTGTTAGAGATGAAGGTTTGTCGTTTTTGACGATAACCTTACCTGCCTTTTGTCGGGACTTCGAAAGATGTCTCGCAAATGGCAAGATAGACTCAACACACTTTAAGAATTTTCGTAAGTGTGGGTTCGTCCCCTCTTTTTTGAAAGGGATGACCAGTCTCATCTTTAACGTGGAGACAGGGAGAATTTACGATGAAACAAACCCTCATGCATTTGATGTTCCTACTATTGTTGATTGCGTCAGGCAAATTTGCCTGGCCTTCAAGAAAGTGGAACTTCCCTGCACCCCCGAAAGGGAGGCTGCAGCGCTTGAGAATTTTGTCGCAATTGAGCAGTCCTTTGAGATGTTCTCAGTGTCGAGTAAAGATAGGGAGTTTTTCAGCTCCGTCTCTTTTGTGCTATGGAGTGACATGTTACGCAATATATGCGTTAATGAGTTATCTCCTCGGCATGGTCCCGGCGCTACCGCCGACTTTAGATCTGGAAATCAGAAATATCGTTGGCAGTATTGGACAGAACGTCTCGAGCCTTACTTCCCCATAATAGATAACGGATATTCCATATCCGCTGTCGAAGATGGGTGGCTCGAGGAAGTCACGTTCTTAAGTCCGGATCAAGAATTACCTGTTAGGGTAACTCCTGTTCCTAAAACTCTCAAAGGTCCCCGAATTATTGCAATTGAGCCTTGTTGCATGCAATACACGCAGCAAGGAATCCGCGATGCACTTTATAAGTGTATCGAGGAATCCCGATTTGCTAGTGGTCACGTAAATTTTGGTGATCAATCTATCAATCAGGATCTCGCAATAAGATCGTCGAGAGATGGTCGATTAGCAACGATCGATCTTTCTGATGCTAGTGACCGGGTTCCCCGAGATCTAGCGTTAGATATGTTTTCTACTAACCCCGATTTAAGAGGGGCTATAGAAGCATGTCGCTCGCGATATGCAAAACTCCCAGATGGCCGCATATGCGGTCCTTTGGAAAAGTTTGCATCAATGGGTAGTGCTCTATGTTTCCCGATAGAGGCGATGTACTTCTACACTATATGTGTAGCGTCTCTACTCGAGTTACATAATCTCCCTGTAACTGCGAGAAACGTCTATGACGTTTCTCGTGATGTTTACGTGTATGGTGACGACATTGTCGTCCCCACCACGGATGCGGATTTTGTTCTTGATTACCTACAAAAGTACAATTGTAAGGTAAATACCGCTAAGACTTTCTTAACTGGTAAGTTTCGAGAGTCATGCGGTGTTGACGCTTATGACGGACAGTGTGTTTCACCTGTTTACGTCACTAAGCCTCAACCTAAGAACATGCAGCAAGTCGATGGTCTTGTTTCATGGATTTCTCTTGGGAACCTCCTTTATAAGAAAGGTCTTTGGAGATCTTCTTCCTATGTGTTTTACACATTGGAAAAAATACTAGGGCCTTTGCCCTATGTATCTGAAACTAGTCCCGGACTTGGTCGTATCTCGTACCTTGGTTACCGTTCCATTGAAAG